AATTAAGTTCATCCTTGTGTTTATTAATAGTAGAATCGTAGTGTTTTTTCAAATCGTCATAACGTTTCTTAAAAACACGATCTTCAGCTTTTGCAGGGCGTTCAGCGATAGGAGTAGCCTTTTGATCTGTATTGTCTGCAGTCTCTTCAGATACATCGGTGTCCTTCTGTTCGGTTGCTGCTTCTGCTTCCTTGTCTTTTTGTTCCCTTTGAAATTTTTCTAATTCTCCTCTAGCAAATGCTTCGACTTCAGCATCTTCTTCACCTCTATCTTTTTTATAAGGATTTGCTTTTTGTAAAATTGGTTTAACTTCTTCAGAAACCTTTTTTTCTTCTTCCATTATTTTTACCTATTGGTTGAGTGCCTTATGGGTAAGGGTAGCTCGATTCCATAATTTGTGGGCTGATACTAAACGATTTCACCCTCAGTATCTATAGTATTTAAGTCTTGCTCAATACCAGATTCTGGTTGCTCTGCCATTTGTGTATCAGGTGGCACAGTTTGTTGATCCATTGTTTGACCAGACATATCAGCAATTAAATTTTGAACTGCTTGTGTCTGATCTCCACTATATCTTTTTACAGCAAAATTGGTAAACATAGATATAGGGATAATAACATTCTCTTCACTTTTACCAGCAGCTTCTACAAGAGGAGCTAATTCTGGTGCTAGTTTTACAAGAACATTACTAACAGATGGAGATAAAAAGCTCGATATTAGAGCCTTATCTTCATCAGGTAAGTTATTTACTTTACTTACTAAATCATTTGATTGCATTGGAGCATCTTCTTTTACAGGTGCAGGTGCAGGTTCTTTTCTTTGAAATAATTTATTCATACCAGATAGTTTAGGAGCATCAATTTTTTCAGGTGTTTGATTTAACATACCTGTTGTAGTAGTTTGATTTTTACTAACAGTTCCTTTCATATCTACTATAGCCATTATTTTTTACCTACCCAATAACAAATAGGTTCTAGTATAGTTCTATATACTCTACCTATTAAATGTATTTTATTTCTTTCTTGCTGTCTAATATCTATAGTTCTATGAACAGCAATATGTTCTAATATTTTTTTAAGAATTTTATTTGTCTTTGCTTTTTTAACTAATGGTAAAAATATTCTGTGATATCCTATTTGATATTCTGGTGCTAAGTTTTTAGAATGTCTTAACCATATTTTATTTCTAAATGATCCAAAGCCATATGATTCATTCATCATAGTACAAACTATTTTACCACCACTTCGACCACTTGAATCACCACCACTACCTGGTTGATTCATTCTAGCAGCCTCTCTTTTTGTGGTTACTTTTTTATCTAAAGATGCTTTGTAATCATTTTGTTGTTTATCCATTTTATTTGTATCATCAATAAATTTTTGTGATACAGGATTTCCAGCTGCAGCTCTTTTAGCAATTGTCTCTCTTCTTCTTTCAAGTCTTTTTTCACCAGCTTTTTCTAAATTACCAAAAGCTGATACTCTATTCATACCTGCGTATAAATCGTTTGCTGGATTACCTCCAATTCTACCATCACCTCTATCTGTAAAATATGTTGTAGCATGATTTTGTACTGCATTAGGTTCACCTACTAGAGCATCTAATACCATCATTGTAGGTGTTTTAATATTTTTAAAAGCTGTAAGAACAGATGTTCCAAAAGTTTTTAATGCTACTGGTTTTACTTCTGGTTTAACATCTTGTTTTTCTGCAGGATCAGATAATGTTCCTATAGTGCTTCCTTTAAATCTTTCTGTATCAATAGGTGTTTTAGTAGTTATACCTAAAGTATTTGCAATAGGATCATCAGCACTAGCACCTTCTATCATTGCTTTTCTATTTTCAGCTCTATTTGCAGTTTCAGCAGCTATTTCATCTATAGTTTTAATTCTACCTTCTGCTGCTTTTGTAACTTCTGATTTATCAGTTTGTGTAATTCGTTTACCAGATCTTCTTGGATTACTTGTTCCAGCAGTTGAAACGTTTTGTACTTTTAATTTAGTTTCTGGTAATCTGT